CACCAATTTGTACGGCGCGAGTGGGCCAAAACGGGCGACGTGGATCGGGTTCTTGGAATGGACCGCGCATGAAGAAAGACTGGCTCGGGACCCGAATTTATACCTATAAATTGGCAGGATTGGCAGTGCCTGGCGGGGGTAATATTATGTCCCCGCCAGCTTTTCGTTTCAATGCAAAACGAATTTTCCTCACGTACCCACGATGCGACGCTGAACGCGAGACAGTACGAGATTTGCTCGTATCGACGCTCGGTTGCCAATACTATTGTGTTGCACGGGAGTCTCATGTGGACGGGGGTTATCACCTTCACGCTTACGGAGAGTGGACTACCCCATTCTCAACACGGGATGTGCGCCTTTTCGACGTGGGAGGATGCCACCCCAATATACAGCCTGTACGATCGACAAAACGAGTCCTCGAGTACATTCGAAAGTCAGACAGTGAAGCGTTGGCTAACGTCGAGTCACTCGATGGCGGGCGTGTGCATTACGGATCCATACTCGCAGAGGCTGAAGGTGGCGACGATTTTCTGGCACGAGTTGCAGAGCGCTATCCGCGGGATTACGTCTTGTGCTACGAGAGACTTGAAGCGTTTCGAAGAGCGAAATATCCAGAGGCAAGAATCGAGTACGTTCCAAGATACACAGACTTCGTACACGAACCAGACGGATTACGGGAATGGAAGCTGTCCCTAGAGGAAGAGGTCGGTAAGTACGCGTGCCGGGGGGGCCCCAGTCCCCTCCCTCCTCGTTCAAATATCCTCTCATGCCTATTGGCTAGATAGACCAAGGTCTCTCCTACTTATTGGGGGAAGCAGACTCGGGAAGACAGAGTGGGCAAGAAGCCTCGGTGTTCACAACTACTGGTGCGGGCAGTTCAACTTGGATGGGTTCAGAGAAGACGTGCGATACGGAGTGTTTGATGACTTCGGGGGATTCAAATTTTTTCCTCACTGGAAGTGCTGGTTGGGAGCGCAACGAGAATTCGTGGTAACGGACAAGTACAGAAAGAAGAAAACGGTAAAGTGGGGTAAAGCGTGCATTTGGTTATGCAACCCGGAAGATGATCCACGCAACGAGTTAAATGCTGCGCAAAGAGCATAGTTCGAAGCTAACGTAGTAACAGTGAATTTATTTAGTCCTCTCTTTTAACCAGAAATATCTTTCCAGTAAACAGAACCATGAAGATCAAGAATAGCAACAGTAGTGGTAGCGATATTCGCTGCACCGGCAGAGCCGAAAGCTTGAATGATAAAATAATAGTTACCAATCTTAGGAAAGTTGGGTGGAGTAGCGAGAGATTGCTCAGCAGGATCGTTCCATGTAAGACGACGCTTAGGAAAGCGCATGAAGAACTTGAATGGATGAGCACCATTAAGCGAAGCTCCTGGATTGACGTTTATAATACGAGTTGCAAGGATCTTAACGTTGGTGTTGTCAAACTGGGTTCCGAAGTCGTCACCGACGTAAGGAGCAAAGACTGTAGTAACAGAATCAAAAATACGAGGATTAGCAAAAGGAGGAACTTGAACAGGACCGGTAGCAGAAGCAGTAGTCGAATCAAAGACTTGGCCATTTGTATAGTCAGCCTGAGAGCGACTCCAAAAGAGAGTGAAACGGATAAACGCGTTAGTATACTCTTGAGCGCCTCCTTCTGGAATAGACACGTTTCCGCGAACTTGAATACCGGTTGGATGAATACTTCTTCCGTTGAATTGGAAGACGCCGTCTCCTTGAGAAAGATTTGTAAGGGGCGAATAGATGATAAGTTGCCTTCCGGTACCGTCTCCTTGAGCGAGGTTTTCTGCGGAAAGCTGAGCGAATGTTGCCTTTTTTGTAGCTGCGTTGATAATTTCTGCGCGGTTGACGCGACGGACGAATCGGGAGCGGCGACGGCGGTAACGACGCCTGCCGGATGACCTTCTGAATCTGCGCATTTGCTTGTTTACGACCAAAAACGTACGGAGACCAAAGACGATTGGCTAATTTTGCTGCGCCAAATGCAAGAGAAATCGGACCACCAATTTGTACGGCGCGAGTGGGCCAAAACGGGCGACGTGGATCGGGTTCTTGGAATGGACCGCGCATGAAGAAAGACTGGCTCGGGACCCGAATTTATACCTATAAATTGGCAGGATT